CAAGGGTTTTGACAATTGCTCCCAACACCCTTAATCGAGTAATGTTTATTGAGAACGCCACCACTGGCTCTCAGACTATTACGATTAAGCAGGGATCTGGAGCCACCGTAAACATAGCTAGTGGCGCTTTGAAAGCGGTTTATCTTGATGGCGCTGGATCTGGCGCCGCAGTCGCGGATGCTTTAGTCGATTTAGATTTGACTGGCACAACTACAATGGCGACGCTTAACACCTCTGGCGGAATCACTTCTAGTGGTGTAATTACAGGCACAACTGTAGAGGCCACGGCAACCACATCCGCTGGTGATAACGCGGCTATTGGCTATACAAGCGCCAACGGCCTAATGATTACTGGGCAAGGATCAACTAACGACGTCACCATTCAGAACGACGCGGCGGCAGACGTTATTGAGATACCGACAGGCACAGTCAAGGCTGTAATAGCGGGTCTTGTAGAGATATCCGCTGGTGATATAGCTATTAAAAACAGCGGAACTGTTTCAACAGTTAAGTTTTACTGTGAGGCCAGCAACGCGCACTACGCTCAAATTCAGGCTCCCGCGCACTCTGCGTTCTCAGGTAACGTAACCCTTACCCTTCCAGCATCTACAGACACGTTAGTGGGTAAAGCTACAACCGATACACTTACAAACAAAACGCTAACGACTCCAGTGTTAACGACGCCCATAGCTAACGCGGGCATACAGCTTAAAAATGCCGCAACTAGCGCAGGCTTTCTTGAGTTTTTTGAAGATTCTGATAACGGTACAAACAAAGTTACCCTTATTGGCCCAGCATCTACCGCTGACATTACTTTGACACTTCCTAGTTCCGCAGGAAGTAACGGGCAATTTTTAAAGACAGACGGTAATGGCGTTTTAAGTTTTGCGGCGGCTGGTGGCTTGTATAACGACTGGGCAATAAAGACTGGCACATATACAATGGTTTCAGGCGATCAAATTATTGTTAATGCCTCTGGGGCAACCACAATCACGCTTCCAGCTAGTAGCGCGGCAGGAGCTACAGTCACGATCAAAGCGACTGGCGGTGGTACAGTGACTATTGGGCGTAATTCACAAAATATTAACTCGACAGCGGCTGATGGAACACTAAGTAGCGGAAGCTCAACGCAACTTGTGTTCGTGGACAGCACTATTGGGTTCTTAGAACTCTAATTGGGAGATAAAAAATGGCAGTTTTACTAGGTTCGTCGGTTAAGGTCTTAACCATACCAATTTACTCTTCACAGACTTGGACACCACCATACAACGGAACGGGTGTTATTCATTGCATTGGTGCTGGCGGGGCTGGCATAGACCACACTACTAACACGTATGGCGGTGGAGCGGGCGCTTATTGCCAGAAAGCGGTGAGTTTTTCTACCGCAACTGACTGGACTCTAGTTGTAGGTGCAGGAAGTTCCGGAGCCGGTGGACAAACTACTGCCGCCGATGGAACCCATGCTCTTGACTCAAATGGCGGAGGCGTATCAAACGCAAATGCTGGAGGCGGGGGCGGAACGGCTTCTGGTGGAGATACGAATCGGACCGGAGGGACTGGGGCGCTGGGCGGCGGTGGCGCGGTGGGCGTTTTTGCAACGGGAGAAGCTGGGCAGACTTATAGAGGAGGCACCTCGGATGCTAGGGGGCCAGCCTTTGACTCGGCTGGAGTGCTTTCTGGCGGGGGAGTAGGAGGCGTTAAGGGAATTACTGCGGGGTATGGGCCATCCACAACTTATTACAATACGCCCTATGGGCAAAGGCAAGCCCAATACGCTGGTGGCGGCGGTGGTGCTTTTGGCGGTGACGGCGGGTTTTTGTCTGGAGGAGGGTCTGTATACACGAACGGCAATGGCACCACAGACGGACTGGCAGGTTATGGCGGAATTGGCGGTGGCGGAGGAGGCACAAGGTGTTCGCCCGGCACTGGACGGCCGGGCTATGGTGGGGACGGAATGATTTTAATTCAATATTTGACGGTGGGCTAAAATGAGCAAATATCATATATTAGACGGCAAAGACGGAGCCGTTATAAATACAATAAAGTCTGAAGAGGATTTTGTTAAGGCGAATTATTCACACTACAAAGAGGCGGTGGAGGTAGATGCCACTGAATCTTCTGAAGAGACTCCGACCCTTACAGCAGAGGAAGAGGCTAGGGCATGGAGAGATTTAGAGCTGAGCGACACTGATATAGCGGTTCCTATCAGTGACTTTCCTAATCATGCCAATATAATAAAGTACCGTGTTTTGCTAAGAGATTGGCCCAGCACTGCCGATTTTCCGTCAAAAAAGCCTACGCTGGCTACATGACAAAAGTCGCCATAGACGATTTAAGCGTAGATGACGCGGCGCTTTATGGCGCGTTAGGTATTGGTGATTGGCAATATCGGCCAAGCGAGGAAGACATAGGGGCTGATAAAAGCTCATTTATAGGAGCTTGGAATATTAACGACGATGATTTGTGTGACGATTTAATTCAACACATAAACTCATCGTCGAAAACTCAGTCAGGGATGATTGGAAGTCAAGACGGCCTACGTGTATATGCTGACAGAAAAAAATCCACTGACCTAATACTTGAGCCTAACTTAAAAATAACGGAAAGATACATTAAAGCGTTACATGGCGTGTTAACTAGGTATAAAATTAAGTACCCACACTCAGACGGCGTGTCTAGCTATAGTATAGAAAGTCTTCAGGTGCAAAAATATAAACAGGGTGAGGGATTCTTTGAGTGGCATACAGAGAGATGTGCTTTGGGAAATGTCTTTCGTCATCTTGTGTTTATGACCTATCTTAATGATGTTGAAGATGGCGGAGAAACAGAGTTTTTCTATCAAAATTTAAAGGTAAAGCCTCGCAAGGGTCTTACTCTTATATGGCCTGTTGATTGGACGCATACGCACAGAGGTGTTACGTCAGCGACAGAAGAAAAATACATAACAACAGGCTGGTATGATTATGACCATTAAAGAATCTGCCGTACTTGACTTAAACCCGCTTAACAAAAGCTCATCAGGAGTGTCTATGGCGGGTCTTTTTGGGTCGCCTATTGGCTTGTCTCAAGAAAAAAAAATACCCTCTCTAAAAGAGTTAGATTTTTTTGCAGGGCTAAAATACAGAAAAAACATTGGCAATCTATCCTCAGAAAATAGTTACTTGCTGGAGGATAAATCTTTATCCAACATGAAAGACTGGATTCAGCGTTCTGTCGATAAATTTTTTGACGAGATATATAAGCCTACTGGATCTACGGGTATTAAAATTACTCAGTCTTGGGCAAATTTATCTAAGCAAGGGGATTACCATCACCCGCATATTCATACGAATAGCCTTATCTCTGGTGTTTACTACGTCCAGACAAATAGCGATGACAGGATTACTTTTAGCCGCGAAGGGTCGCGCTTCCTTACCATTGCTTCGCGTGAATGGAATGAGTGGAATTGTGAAACTTGGTGGTATCCAGCGGAGGAAGGAACCCTAATACTATTTCCTTCTTGTTTGACCCATCAGGTTCTTGATGTAGTGGGAGAAAAAGATAGAATTAGCCTAAGCTTTAATACCTTTCCTACAGGAGTTTTGGGGAGTGAGCTTGATTTGTCATCTGTAAAAGTATAGAGGATGTTATGGAAATTAAACTATCGAATGTGTTAAGCCTTGTGCCCATCATCGTGGTGGCTACGGGCGCTGTCTTTAGCTATGCCAGCCTAGACGCTATGGCTGAAGAGAACGCGGAAGATATTGAGGAGGTTAGCGAGCAGGTCGAGAAGATTGAGGAAGAGGTTGATGAGCTTCAGCAACAGATGACCCGCAGTGAAATTCAGCTAGATAACGCTGTTGAGGACTTGTCCGAGGTCAGGAGTGACACTAAGGCTATTCTCAACTTGCTTCAACGTCAGCCTACTAACTAACGTGAATGGGCGACTTAATTATCGTCTTCGCGCTGATTGTCCAACTTTCGCCCGACGCGGAAGAGCAGACAGCGAGTCACTGGATTAACCAACGGCATTGCCTGAACGATGCGCGGGTACTAGCGCGTAGAGAAGACAACTTTAAGCCCGTCATTGCGTTCTGCAAGCCCGTATTTGTTGACCCACTAAGCACCAAGGTAAATGGTTGGATAAACCCAGAATCAGCGGAGAGAAGATAAGTGGCAACCGTAAAGGAGACAATCGTCAAATTAGAGGCTCACGAAAAAGAGTGTAGCATTCGATACGAAAATATCGAGAAACGTCTTGAGTCTGGCGCCAAAAAATTTGATCGTATCGAGATGATTTTATTTAGTATGTACCCTTTTATCATAAGCGCTATAGCGCTGTTCAAGTGGATGCCTGCTTAGGGGGTTTAATGATTGCAGAAATTACCGCTGTAGTTGGGATACTAAAAGCGCTTAATGAAGGGATTGCAACAGTCAAAGAGAGCGGAAGCCACCTAACAGGTCTTTCTAGTGTTTTTGACGGTCTGACAAAAAGTAAAGCCGCAGTAGAAAAAATAGAAAAAGAAACAAAAGACGGCAGTCACGTTCTTACCCAAGAAGAAGCTCTTGAGCTTGCTTGGGTTAAACAAGATATTAGATTAAAAGAAAAAGAATTAAAAAAAGTTACGCCTAAAGAGGTGTGGCGAGATATGTTGCATATACAACATAAAAGCTTGATGGAGCATAAGCATCGACTTGAAAAAGAGCGGCTTTCTAGGAGCAGGGCAATTACAAGAAGAGGCGAAATATTTAAAGATGTTGCTGGGGTTTTGTTTCTACTGACCATAGGCGGAATTGCATGGATTTTTACTGGATTGGAATATTCGGCTTGAAAAAAAACCTTCCAAAAATTGATGCTTTTTTATGCATAATGATTATTGCCTGTTCATTTATTTCTTTGTTTATTTGGCTGACAAATCAGTGACGCCTAAAAAGCTACAGTCATCCAGTAAGTACGCCAAATATGATTTAGACGGCGACGGCACAGTCACTGACGAAGAGATACAACGCCATCAAGATATGGTAGAGCTTGAACTGCGAGAGGAGAAAGCTGACAGCCAGAAGCAAATGGCGTGGGTAGCGATGGCAAGTATGGTACTGTTTTCAGTGTTTCTTATGTTGCCCATCA